CCTCCTGTCTAATTATTTCATTGTCAACAGATCTAACTCTATCTATCAACGACACTAATATAGCATGTTGTGCGTCTAATTTAGCATCTAGCCTTTTCTCTGTAGTAGCTAGAGCTTCAGCTAATTTATCATCAACTGTATCTATTTTAGTTTCCATACCCGTAATAATACGATTGAGTAACTTCCAAACAAAGAACCCTAGACCGAGGGTCATAGCTATTGGAAAACCAACATCATTTATTAGAGTAATTACTTCGTTCATTCTGGTTTTGTTGGAAAAACTATGTCATCAATTGTGCTAGATTCTGTTAACGAGTTAGTAATATCCCTTAACTGTTGTCTGTAGGTCGCCCACTCTGCTTTCTTTTCGTCAGAAAGAGGCGAGTCTGCAGCTTGTGTCCAGTCACATTCTGCTAGGGCTTCATTTCTCATGCCCCTAATATAATCGGCAACATTAATGGTATCTCCATATTCGCCGTTAGCATCTTTGCCTACAACGTACCTCATGCTGATAACCCGTTTATGTGTATGCTAATGGTACCAAAACCTAATTGTCCATCAGAGTTTGTACTGGCATTTCTAAATTGGCCGTGAAGTCTAAAGTATCTAAGCGAGTTAGATGGAATTGATAAGAGTAGGGTCGATGTCACTTGAGTTCCAGTTAAACTACCTGTGCTAATAAACTGTTGAAACTCAGTAGGAGTAGTAGCATGGGCACTACTGCTAGCTACACTAAAGGTATGTATAATTTCTGAAGTAGATGAAAACGAACCAACCGGTTTAAAAGTGCATACGGCTATATAATTTTTAGCAGCTCCTCCCGCATGAATGGGAAAATTCACACTAAAATTAACTAAATTCGTCATAACGGTGCCTGCAGAGGTTGTTAAAGGACTACTCCCTCCAACAAACTGCGACATGGCAAAAGTTTCATTACCTGGAGAACTATTTTTTGTAGTCTGATTAAAACTAACAGTCCCCATTGTTCCGCTGATAGCTTTACCTCCTACGTTCAAGGTATTCGCAGTAATTTTATCAGCACTCAAATCTCCTACTTTTGCATTTGTTATAGCCGCAGAAGCTATTTGAGCTGTGTCCACAGCTAGATCACCTATCTTTGCATTTGTTATAGCTGCATCAACAATTTGTGCTGTAGAAATAGCAGCAGTGCCAATAACACCATCATTAGCTACAATAGCGTTAGTCGCAATCTTCCCAGCGATAACTGAGTTAGCCGCTAGAATATCAGACGTTATCGTACCGTCAGCAATCTTAGTATTGGTTAAAGTTTTATTAACTAATTTAGTATTATCAATAATTGCGTTTTCAATTCTTGCGGCGTTTACTTGAGCGGTAGTAGCGCTTACCGAAGAAGAAAACGTACCCGTTACATTGTTTCTGTTTACGTGACGTATCCAGTAAAAAAAAGTTTGTGCGGTATCAACAGTGTCAGACCAAACACTAGCACTTACCGTATCTACTCGAGTAGCAGAACCTAAGTTATCGCTACCATTACGCCAAACCTCAGTAAAAGCTAGATTACTTATCTGTGGGTCGTCCCAGTTAAGGGTAATCGTAGTAAAAGCAGCCCCTGCGGACAGCCCTGTAGGCGTTGGTGGCACAGGGGCGCTTGGATCCGGTTGTACAAAAGGTGGTAAAGCAAAATCAGTTTCTCCTGTTCCTGCATTAGGATCAAAAGGGTTATCCTTTAGTTCAACTGCTAAACCGCTATCTACTAACTCTCTTAGAGTTATTGCTCTATCTCTAGGGTCACCTCGTCTACCTAACCTTACCTCTGAGGCTTCTTTGAGGGAGTCTAATACTCTTTTTATTTTAGGGTCAATATCTGCTGGAATATCTATAATTGCAGGTACTTTAGTTCCTGTTGTGCTCATTAGATACTCCTTAGTTCTTCCATGCTCTCTGCAATGGCTATCTCATTTACGACTTGGGCTCCACTAACTTCTACTGCAAACGTTTTGTGTTTACTAGCAGGTAATCTAAGAATGGGTTCAGAAATAGAAGTAGCACTAAACGAAGTGGGTGCAGCTCCTGTTACACTGAACACAGATCCGGACGTTGTAATCGTAGCATCGTATATCTCTGTACCATCACCGAAAACTTTTACTCTAATACCTGGATTTGCAAACGACTCTGCTTCAACTTTTACAAAAGCCATACTAGTTAGTTTTGGCATGACTATCTCTTTTGTTTTAAAAGTTAGAGTTTGGTTATTTGAACCATTTTGGTATCTTTCTATATTGGTTGTACTACCGTTATCTACGATTACGTACAACTCGTTGTTATCCGGATCAGTGTAACCACCCGTAGGAATAGTAGTAGCGGTAGCTGTAAGGTTAGTAAAAGCATTTTTACCGCCCCTAGGATCAAAGATAAACCCACCTCTGTTACCACCGCTGTTGTAATAACCTATGTATTTACCTTCATGTAAAAAACCTTGAATAGTATCTGGATAATAACTAGCACGCCATGTTTCTGGATCAATAATCGGCTCTGTTATTACACCAACCGATGTACCTTCTACGAGTACAAGTCCGTCAGGAGAAGCATAAATAACGTAGTCCCCCATATCCACCATAGAACGTTTGTTCAAGCAGGCTTGTGCGGCTTCAAGCCTTATGATACTCATAGATTGAGGATCTGTACCTGCTACAAAGTATGGTGTACCTTTTGTACCTACAAACAAACCACTGCCGGTCATGGCAATAGCGACTATTTCTTCTTCAAGTGTTATACGGAACGCTGCCGGCCAGGCATGCGGTAGGAAGGGTTCAGAAAAACACAAACGTTTTCCTGTAAACCCAGCAAGCACGCCATTAGGCATAGCGGTTAGTCCAATCATTTTACCGTTAGGATAGGTACTAGTATCTTCATCTGGCGGAGCAATGTGAAAAGTCGATGGAATAATCTCCGCTAAATTTGCGTTAGTCGTATTATCTGTAGTTGAAGCCGTAGCTAGAGTTACTTCTTTTACAAATTGAAAGTTAGTAGTGTTAGAACCTGTATTAGATCTGTAAATACGTTTCTTAGCTAGATTAGTATTACTTTTAGAAGTAGAAGTGTCCATACCTGAGATAGTTACAGTTTGTGCATCTACTTTAGTTAGTACGGTAGAAGCAGGAGACGGCGGTCCTTCTTCTCCAAAAGCAGATACAAATGTGTACACATACGAGGTGCTAAACTGAAGAGTTGTACCATCATCAGTACCCGAAGTTATACTTGTAGTTGGTGCGTTTACGGGCGCAGGTATACCTAATCTAAAAAAATTTCTTGGATAGTCACCTGAACCGCCAGCAGTGATAATCTCAGTAGAACTCGCCATCTGCGGAAAGGTGTTACCTGTCCAATACAGCCTATCAAAAGCATCGTCTGGCACTGGACCAGGGACTACGTCTACATCATTGGTAAACTGTAAGTAGTAAGTGCTACCACTAAAATCATATTTATAAGCCGAAGTTCTACCATCTGTTATCTGTTGTACATTAGAGTTATCTTTTACAGGCGTAAGTACGCCAGCATCAAGGTTTACATCTTTAGCCTCTTGCCCAACATCATTTGCTAGTAACCTAGCAGATAATTTAGGAGCAATACCAGCAAAACTTGTAATCTTAAATGCAGCCATTAATTACCTTTGGTAACCTTTTCTTTCTTCTCATATGTCCTGAGCCCCGCCATTCCGAGCATCGCCATTAGAATAGTTGATAATTGACTAAACTCAAACTCAGGTAAATCAACTTGAATACCTGCAATACCCACGGCAAATTGAATCATAGGTGCAAGGATAAAGTGATATAACATGGCTAAACTACAGACCCAGCCGACACTCGGCCTCCAGCCCGCTACGAACCAACTTTTACTCGCAGCTTCAATCTTATTGACTTCTATTTGTGCAAGGTTAGCCGTTTGTAGTTGTGTCTTGAGCTCATGCTCAAGTTTCATCTTTAAGTTTTTATCTGCAACAAATTTATTGAGTACACTGCCAGCTATGCCGACAACCGAATTAGTAATGGGATCTGCCATATTAACCTCCTATGCGTAAAAAATACGCTATTAATCCAATGCTCGCTGCTACTATTATCCACATGAACCGTTCTATGAACCGTCCAGTATTAGAGTTAACATCAGCTTGAGCTTCAACTTCTTCTAAACGTTGTTCTATTTTATCCATACGAGTAAAAAATCTATCGTTCTGTTTGAGAACGGTAGCTACTCTTTCTTCAATACGAGCAATAGACACGACCGCATCAGCTAGTCGATCTAACTTTGTTTCTATTTTTTCTAGTCTTTGTTCTTGTATATCACTCATAACTCCAAACCCAAGGCCTAGGTCTGGAACTAGTAGCTTCAAGAGTATCTAGATGTATGAATCTAGTATCGCCATGTTGCTTCACACCAAGCCCGGTTATCCCGTGTCGTAACGCTACTTCTATACATTTTAAGGCGTCTTGCCCTCTAATCAGTATATCTACAGCCTTGCCACTTGCGTGAGCTCCTGGTTGTGATTTTTTTGCTTCTACAGGATGCGTTGGATCTCTGTAGGCACTTGTTATTATAAACGGAACCCCTACTTCTTCCCTAATCTTTTCTAGAGTTTCCATAAATTCTGGATCCATATTGCAAATACCGGTGTGTTTGCACTTAAGTTCATCTTCTGAAAAATATTTCCAATTACTCATCTTCTTTATATTCAGGTATTTTATCCTCTGCTATTGCAGCTTTTAACTCTGCCATAGATTCTTTTCTTGCATTTTCAGTCTTTTTTAACTCAAACGCTTTTTCTTGCAAGTCTTCCTGAAGTTTAACAACAAAATTAAAAAGTTCTTTTACTTTAACAGTTAAGTCCTCTACTTTGTACGTAACTCCGTCCAATGTTACTTTTTCTATTTCTTTCATTAGCCACCTAATCCTGATTCTGCATCCATCATATCTTGATATGCTTTTTTGACATCATCAGTCCAAGTTGCGTTGCAAATCGCTTGAACTCTAGCATCTTCGCCAGATATGTCGGTATCACCCCAAGTATCACCTGATTTAGTTCTAGGTGCTAGTACATGACGATGAAAACTTCTGTTAAGTTCAGTACCATCTTCTTTTATTACTGTAGCAGTTCTAACTTGCACTTGACCATTTTCAAGAACTTCTATTTTGTCTACTAATGTTTCTTTTTCTAGTGCCATAATTTTTTACCTCGTTAAGTTGTTGTGTAATGAAAGCCTGTAAAATTCATATCAAAAGGGCTTTTAGTAGACATAAATGCTGCAGAACTTGTGTTTTTTGTTCCATCTTGTTCTACTACTGCAATAGTAAAAACATTTGTATTTGCTGTATTTGTTAGTACAAACATAACAACATCGTTGTTATTAGTAGAAGCAGTTCCAAAATAAAAATCAG